GCAAGAGGTGTTTTGAATGATACGGTATCTGTATCAATTTGGTGTTCTTGGTTAGATCTTATGGAACAGGAAGCAAAGCTGATTTCAGCGGTTAGAAAAGCTGATAAAGAACGATATAAATCTTTGCCCAATAGGGCTTAATTATTCATGGGTTATGTGCCGTTTTCCTTGTTGCGTCCAATTGGTGGTGGCTCCGTTCACCTTACTACGGCAATTCCAACAACTTCTGTAATGTCAGCAACAATGGCAACGCCAATTACAACAATGCCAACTATACCAATGGGTTGGTTTTCGGATTTTGTACACAGTCAGATTTAGTAACCTTTGTTTAGGAGAACACAGTACGTACAAAAGGGGCGCATAACCTTTCCGCAAGGATAAATTAGTGCTTTGATATGATATACCGGACGCTTCTTGCATTGCTCGTCAAATAGTGGTGGCGAGTTTAATGGTATTTATCATTATGCAGTTATTTCCACTATATATGGCACTGTACAAGGCACAATAAAATTTTTAATGAATAGCAAAGAAAGACACGAAGTTCGATATCAGCGTCGGAAAGCAAAAAGGATTGAAAGAAAAAGGATTATAGAGGACAAATATTGCGTATATGACAAGGTATTCACCTTTGACAATTTATATCAGAGTTTTAAAAATTGTTGTAAGGGCGTAAACTGGAAGTCGAGTACGCAAATTTACAAGGCAAATGGTTTGATGAATGTCTACAAGACATTTAAAGAACTAAGAGACTGGCGTTACAAAACTCGCCATATAAAGAGTGTTCATATTAGTGAGAGAATTGTACAAAAATGTCTTTGCGACTATTCTCTCACACCATTGATTAAGCGTTATTTTATTTACGATAATGGTGCTTGTATCAAGCATAAAGGCATTGACTTTGCGATGAATCGAATGGATTGTTTCCTTCATAGGTATTATCGTAAGTACGGCTATGAAGGGTATGCGTTAGTATTCGACTTTTCGAAATATTTTGATAATATACATCACCAAATACTTCTCAACAATTTGAAAGGCGCAATCCCAGATGAGCGTATATTCGGTCTATTTAAAAAGCTGGTTGATGACTTTGGAGAGATAGGCTTAGGGTTGGGTAGCCAAGTTTCACAAATAAGTGCCTTAGCTCACCCTAATAAACTTGACCATTACATAAAGGAATTTTTGAAGATAGAGTTTTATTGCAGATATATGGATGACGGCGTACTTATACACCAAAGCAAGGAATATCTGCAAAGATGTCTGCAAGATATTATCGCAATTTGTACCGAGCTTGGCATTAAGCTCAATACGAAGAAGACGCAGATTGTAAAATTAAGCAGAGGTATTAGGTTTCTTAAAACAAGATTTATTTTAATGAGGACAGGCAAAGTTATCCGTATTCCATATAAGAAGAATATTACTACAATGCGGCGTAAGCTAAAAGCATTTAAGAGGTTCTTAGACAGTGGAAAGATGACATTAGAGTATATATCTAACTGCTATAAGTCGTGGAGAGGAAACCAAATCAGATTTAATTCATATTGGGCTACGAGGAGAATGGACGGCTTGTTCCATTCTCTTTTCCCGTGCACAGTTTTATAGGAGGAAATGGTATGTGGCAAGAAATTTTATCGGCGTTAATTACCGCCGTAGGTAGTGCTTTAGTAGGTTTCTTAATTTTTGGAATTAAGAAGTTCACTACTTGGTTAAGCACAAAGACTTCTGACGCTAAATTAAAGGCGATATTGAGCGGAGCATCTTCGGTAACTGAGATGGTTGTAGAGGAAGTATATCAGACTTATGTTGAGTCTTTAAAGGGCAAGAATGCTTTCGATAAGGAAGCGCAGGAGAAGGCGCTTGTAATGGCTAAGGAAAAAGTCATGACATTGTTATCTACGGATGTCAAAGACTTCCTTAAATCTACTTATGGTGATTTGGAAACATGGGTTGTTAGTAAGATTGAAGCTACAATTTACGAACGCAAGAACCAAGGTAGTACTGAATGAAAGTAATAAAAACAATTTTGTTTTGGTTAATATCGTGGACGTGGGGATTACCGATGACTTTAATAGGCGCGGTAATCGCCTTATGCCTGCTAATTACAGGACATAAACCTCATAGATTCCACTATTCGATTTGCTTCGAAATTGGGAATAGCTGGGGCGGATTTAATTGTGGGTGCTTTTTCTTCTCAAATAAGAACCCATCGCTGAGCTTAAAGCAACACGAATCTGGTCACGGGTTGCAAAATTTAATGTTCGGCATATTTATGCCATTTGTCGTGGCTATACCGTCTTGCATACGCTATTGGTATAGAGAATACCTTGTAAAGAGCGGCAAGAAAAAGTATAGCGAACTTTCGGATTACGATAGTATGTGGTTCGAGGGTTGGGCAACACGATTAGGCGAAAAACATTTTACTGAGACGGAAAAGTTTTAGAAAATAAAAATAGGGGCTTACTCTTAATGAGTAGCCCCTTATTTTTTTATTCTTTGTTATCTTTTTATATCTTATTAAGCTCCGTCATAACTTCGGTTATGATTTTGTGGTAATTTTCTATATCTCCGTCGTACACCGTGTAGGAGATATTGCGCTCTTCTAAAAGGCGTTTAATTGGTTCTTCTAAGGCATTTGACTCCACCTCGGTTTGATGCCTGCCGATAGGGTTGTAAGGCTTTACACGCATCAATAAGTAATTCATATTGTGATATGTATTGAATACATCCATCACAGTTTTATTGAAGTTTTCTGTAAGGCGCTTATCGTAATTGTACATGATGCCAAGAGGAAGAGGACTGTCTGTTACGATTACATCGACCTTGCCAGCCCTGCAACTCATTCTGTATGACTGCTCTCCAAAAATATAGGCTTGGTTTTTAAACGCTTGAGTGTTCTCTTCCCAAACTTTGTCCTTGGCGTATTCGGTAATGAGCTCAGCATTAATGCCGTACATCTTAAGCATTGCAAATATGTAGGCGGCTCCGGTGCTTTTACCAGCTCCAGGAACCCCGAATAAATTAACTACAAGCGTCTTGTTCATTTTGATAATGTTATCGGCTCCTTAACATCAAGGTCTTTAAATATTTCCATTTGCCCTTCAAGCTGATTAGGCTTTTTGTCAGTGCTTCCAAGACCACCATTGCGTGTTCTGGTTGTGCAGTCATCTTCGGTCAAATTATATTTGAGGATGATGCCTTGTGCGAGAGCAGCACCTTTCTCGACGTGCAGGATTTCGCAGTTGTTAGAATCGTTGGTAATCTTAATCCAGATATGTCCTTCATTGTCGGACTCATAGTAATCCGCATCGATAATGCCTACTGTGTTATCAAGTTGCATTCTGCATTTAAAACCAATACTGCTACGGGGAACAACCATAAGGAACTTATCCTTATCAAGTTTCACTCTTACACCAGTTGGAATTTTAATCGTTTCCTTCGGTTCAAGGAAGAATTCTTTCGTAGAGAAGAAGTCATAGCCAGCGCTGTATCTCGTGGCTCTCTTAGGTAAGAGGAGGTCTTCATAACCCTCGGTGGTTTTAAAGTCTTTTATGTATTGTTTCTTGGATATTAATTCAAATTTACTCATAAATGTAATACTCGCTCCTTTATTTCTTCGGTTCTGCCTTGGTTCCAGAAGTTGCTTCCTAAGTAACCACAGGTTCTTCTTACAACATTCATCTTTGACTGGTTACGGTTATGACAGTTAGGGCATTCCCAAACCAATTTGCCGCTGTCTTTATCTTCAACGATATTTATTTCACCCTCAAATCCGCATTCGTGGCAGTAGTCTGACTTTGTGTTCAGCTCGGCGTATATGATGTTGTCATAGATAAATTTAATTACGCTAAGTACAGCCTCAATATTATGTTGCATATTAGGTACTTCAACGTAAGATATTGCGCCACCAGGGGAAAGCTTTTGGAACTCGCTCTCAATAGCTAATTTACTGAATGCATCGATAGGTTCTGTAACCTTAATGTGGTAGCTGTTAGTAATGTAGTTTTTATCGGTTACGCCATCAATTATGCCAAAACGCTCTTGAAGGCATTTTGCGAACTTATAAGTCGTGCTCTCTATTGGCGTACCATAGAGGGAGTAGTCAATGTTCTCAGCCTCTTTCCAAGCATTGGTAGCGTTGTTCATAACTTGCATAACCTCTAAGCCAAATTGCTTACCTTCTTCCTCGGTGAGCTTCTTGCCGGTCATAAAATATACGCATTCCCACAAGCCAGCGTAGCCAAGTGATATGGTGGAGTAGCCGCCGTAGAGAAGTTTATCTATTGTTTCACCTTTATTTAATCTTGCAAGCGCACCGTGCTGCCACAATATAGGTGCAACATCGGATACGGTGCCGCATAATCTTTCGTGCCTAATGCGCAGTGCGGTGTGGCACAATTCTAAGCGCTCTTTAAATATCTCCCAGAACTTATTTTTAACTTTCTCACTCGAGCAAGCGACATCTACGAGGTTGATGGTAACAACGCCTTGGTTGAACCTACCGTAATACTTTGGCTTGTTGTTTTGGTCAACATACGGAGTCAAGAAACTTCTGCACCCCATACAAGGATAACAGTTGCCGTTACCAGTCTTGTCCATCTTATTCTGTTTCATAATCTTTTCAGAAATATAGTCGGGCACCATACGCTTAGTGGTACATATTGCAGCTAACTTCGTTAAGTAGTAGTACTTGCTGTCTTCGTGTATGTTGTCCTCTTCAAGTACGTATAAGAGCTTCGGGAACGCAGGAGTAACCCAAACACCTTTCTCGTTCTTAACGCCCTCTATGCGCTGCTTTAAAACTTCCTCGATGATAAGTGCTAAGTCAGCTTTTGTCTGTTCGTCTTCAACTTCACCAAGATACATATTTACGGAAA